GTTTTGGTCCAATGGTGCGGGATGTGGCTGGGGATTGAACCCGACGGATATACCCACTCATAACTGGCCCCGCTGCCGAACCATAAACCCCGCCACCGTGCGGGGTTTTTTTTTGTGGGTTTACTTTTTAAAAAGTTAGCGCATAATATCCCATATCCGGAGCAATAACGCGCCGGACAATTACGGAGAAACTAAAGATGGCAACTTTCAACATTCGCCCTTCTGATCTTTTACTTGATCGCGTTTTAAACCCAACCCGGGACGCCGACATTGGCGGCGCTCGCCCGGCGGACATCATCGAAGCTTGCGGGATTATCCCCGACCTTTTCTTGGCTGGATGCCTTGAAGCGAAAGCCGACCCGGTAACGCTCGACGCGGTGGCCGATGCAATCGACGAAGCCTACCAGTTCGGCGGCTTTCGTTATCCGTTCGGCGGGACGATAACCGATGCGGGCGTGTATCAATCCAGCCACGACGAAGACCCCGACTTGCCACCGTTCGCTCGGTTTACCTTTGAGGGTTTCGAGTGTTTCGTTTACCGGTACGGGATAACCGCAATTCGCGACCGGGAGACGCGCCAGACCAAAATAGCCCGGCTCGATTAAAACCAGCCCGGCCACGATCAAAGCCCGCCACGTGCGGGCTTTTTTTTGCGCCGTGTTTCGCAGTTAAACAAGCCGGGCCCTGCCCCGCGGGCCCAGCCCCAAACTTACCGGGCCGCGGGCGGCTGGCCGGTGGCCGTTATCCCCGGCCCCCGGTGCCCGGTTCCCGAACCCCAGCCGGTGCCAGTTATCCGCCGCCCGGTGCCGCCGGATCGTGGACGCCGGGCCGCTGGCTGGAAGTTAAAACAAACGCACCGCGCACCGATGGCCGCGGGCCGTGATCCCAGCCGGTGGAAATTGCCCAGGGTCCCCCGGATATCGGGTCAAGAACCGGGGAACGCGAGCCGAAAACCGACGAGCAGCGCCCACGCCCCCGGCGCGTGTCACGACGGCTAGGGCCATGTTTCGCGCAAATATTCAGCAGTGAAATAGAATGGACTTTAACTGTCTTATATTTGCGGTTAAAATCGCATATATTATGGTGTATGTTTCACGTGAAACATCGAATATTGTTCCACGTGGAACATTGAAAACTGCGTGTGAAAAATTAACTAGGGGCCCCCATGAATGTAGCTAAGAACACGGCACTAGAAGAGAAAAAATTGAAGCTTGAGCTTCGGCTCGCGCAGATCGAAAAGAACGAGAAGTGCCAAAATGATTTTCTAACTTTCGTGAAAACGGTTTGGCCTGAATTTATCGCGGGCCGTCATCACAAAATCATTGCTGAAAAGTTAGAACGCGTGGCAACTGGTGAATTGAAGCGTGTCATTATCAATATGGCTCCGCGTCACACGAAGTCAGAGTTTGCTTCGTTCTTATTCCCTGCTTGGATGATGGGCCGTAATCCGCGGATGAAGATCATTCAGGCCACGCACACGACTGAATTGGCGGTGAACTTTGGCCGTAAGACAAAAAATTTGATTGACAGTGACGAATATAAGGTAATTTTCCCAGATGTTAAGTTGGCGGCAGATAGTAAGGCTTCTGGTCGTTGGGACACTTCTGTTGGGGGGATGTACTACGCCGTTGGTGTTGGATCGAACCTCGCGGGTCGTGGTGGTGACTTGGTAATCATTGACGATCCTCATTCGGAACAGACGGCGATGTCGAGTTCTGGATTTGATGATGCGTGGGATTGGTACACTGGGGGCCCCCGGCAACGTCTCCAGCCCGGAGGCAGTATAGTTTTGGTTCAAACTCGCTGGTCTGAGAAGGATATGACCGGTCAGTTAATGCGAGCTATGGCTAAAGACCCGTTAGCCGATCAGTGGGAAGTCATTGAATTACCTGCAATTTTTGACGATGGGACTCCGTGTTGGCCAGAATTTTGGTCGATTGAAGATTTGACCGCGGTCCGCGCCTCTATTCCGCCGTCTAAGTGGAACGCGCAGTATCAGCAAAATCCTACGGGTGAAGAGAACGCTATTATCAAGCGTGAGTGGTGGCGTTGTTGGGAGAAGGAGAAGGTTCCCCAGCTTGAGTATGTGATCCAGAGTTACGATACGGCATTTAGTAAGCGTGAAACGTCAGACTATAGTGCGATTACGACTTGGGGTGTGTTTTATCCCAATGAGGGCGGGAGTGGTCCGAATTTAATTTTACTGGACAGCAAGAAAGGAAGATGGGATTTTCCTGAATTGAAACAGGTTGCATTAGAAAGCTATCAATTCTGGGAGCCGGACACTGTTATTATTGAAGCCAAGGCGAGCGGTATGCCGTTGACACATGAATTAAGGAACATGGGGATACCTGTAGTTAATTTTACACCTAGTCGGGGTAATGATAAGGTATCCAGAGTACACAGTGTGTCGCCCTTGTTTGAGGCTGGAATGGTTTGGGCCCCCGATTCAAGTTGGGCAGACGAGATGATAGAGGAGGTTGCTGCGTTTCCGAATGGCGAGCATGACGATTTGGTCGATAGTATGACGCAAGCGTTAATGCGCTATCGTCAAGGAAATTTTGTGCAGTTGCCAACTGATGACTGGGAAGATGATGAAAACTCTGTTAAAGTGAGAGCGTATTACTAATTTTAATGGGAAGGTCTGCGCATGTATAAATCGGCAGTGAACCTCGGTGCAGGCGGGCACGTTCGTTATATGCAAGACGGCGGTGCCACGGTTGAGCTTATGCAAGAGTACCTTGGTAATACTGCAATGGGAAGTCCTAACTATGGCGTGATGCCTGAAGAAGAAGTAATTCCCCCGCAGAACAATGATTATTCCCAACAGTTTATTGAAGAAGAGGACGTGCCTTCAAAGGCCGAAAGCTCAAAATTTATTGAGCGTGTTTCCGCACAAGAAACCGCGGACCGCGAACCTCAGTATCCTGAAAAAGGATTAATGAGGGTATTTTCTGATTCGTTGTTCACTTCTCCCTCTTCTGGAGTTCCCCTCCCTTTGAACTCCGCACAATCGAATCAGATAAGCTCCTCCGGTCAATCTAACGCAGAAATGCGGGACGTATTTTATCCGGAGGGGCCGACCTTTTATGAAACATTAGCAACCGACTACGGCTATCCTGATCCAAACGTTGATCCTTTGAGTGGACCAACACGCATGGATCGTCCGCCCGGTCGTGAAGATATGCCGACACCGCAAGAGCTTCGTGATGTACGAAGCCACATGTTGGGTTCAGCGTTGATGGCTCGCGAGTATGGACCGGAAACGGCGCTTGCGGCTGGAGATTTCCGTGAGACATACCACTTTGGTAATCGCTTACATAACGCGATGGATAGACGGAACAACGCAGTTGGCGTAGATATATTTAGGAAAGCGGGTATGAATGCAACGCCCGCACAACTGGCGCAAATGGTAGACAGTACGATATATGCCCAGTTAAGTGTAATATTAGGTAGGAAGCGTAGCGAGAGAGGTTTTAGCAGTCCCGAAGGCGGACCTGACGTTTATTTCCCTCGTGACAGCTACGGATACTTCCTACCAGATCATTAGGAGTGGTCATGGCAAACGGTAAACCAAATGCAGGAATGATGGATCGAAATGTTCCATCGCAGCTCGACGAAGAAGATTTGAAAGCAGAAATTGAGCTGGAGCTTCCTGACTCTCAGAACGACGTAATGGCAATGATTAATGCTGAAGACGTTGGTTCGATTGAGGTTACGCCGGAAGATGATGGCGGAGTCGTTATTGATTTTGATCCGCAAGATCAGCGCGGTAAAAGCAATGACTTCTACATGAACCTTGCGGAAGAAATACCAGACCGCGAACTAGGACGTATTTCTTCTGAGCTATTAGGAGAATTTGATGCAAATAAGGCGTCTCGCCAAGACTGGGAAGAGGCTTATAGCCACGGTCTTGAACTACTTGGATTCACTTATGAGGAAAGGACGCAGCCTTTTAGAGGGGCTTCGGGCGTCACTCATCCGCTTTTGGCAGAGGCTGCAACGCAGTTCCAAGCTCAAGCGTTTAATGAACTTCTTCCACCTACAGGCCCTGTACGCACTATCGTCATGGGTTCAGAAACGCGTGAAAAGGTTGCTCAAGCGCAACGCGTAAAACAATTTATGAACTACTACATCACGAATGTGATGGAAGAGTACACACCAGATATGGACCAGATGCTGTTTTATTTGCCTCTGGCCGGTTCAACATTTAAGAAAACTTACTACGATGAAACGCTTGGACGCGCTGTATCCAAGTTTGTGCCTGCGGAGAACTTGATTGTTCCTTATGAGACCGCGGACCTCGAAACATGCCCTAACATTACGCAAGTTGTGCGTATGCCTCTTAATGATCTGCGCAAACGACAGATTGCGGGGCTATATTTAGATGTTGAAGTTATCCCTGCACAGAAAGATTTGGACGGGGTAACAGAAGAACTCGACAAGATTGAAGGCATTGAACCTAGTCAGATTGACTATGATTGCACAATCTTGGAAGTACATGCCGATCTTGACTTAGAAGGTTACGAAGACCTTGATTCAGACGGCGAGCCTACCGGAATTAGGATTCCGTATATTGTAACCATCTCTGAAGATAACGGTCAGATTCTATCT